GGCGCTGGCGAGATCGGCCACATCTTCTACGCTGATCTCCGCCTGCTGCGGCAGTGGCGGCGCCTTGGCGGGGCGAGCGCCCTGCGCACGTGCCCAGACGGCGCGGGCATAGTCCAGCGCATGAGTATTCAGAACCACACGAAAAACGCCGGGTGCAGCGGCGCCCCCTGTGGACTGGGAGCCGTATCGTGCCGCCTCTGCAAACGCATCGCGCAGCTGCTGCGGCATCAGCTCCAGCAACTCCCGATCGCTGATCTCCGCCCCCTGCTGCGGCACCGGCGCCGCCTCGCGGGTGGGGGCCGGCGGGGTGGTGGCCAGGGCGGCGCGGGCCACCTCGTCGATGTGAGGAGGCACAGCGTTTCCGTTTCGGTGTGCGTGAACGTAAATCGCCAGCAACTCCCGCCAGTCGGGCGTGGAGGGCGTGGGGGCTGGCGGGGTGGCCAGGGCGGGCTGAGGTGCCAAGGATTCCTCGGTGGCTGCCTGCTGCTCAGCCCTGCGGGTGGCCCACTCCACGCCGGCATTGAACAGGGCGCGGTTGCCGTAGATTTCCGCCCTGGTGATCCAGTTTTCTGGCGAAGACTGAGACCACGTGGGGAATTCCCGGATTGAGGTCCGGCCCTGCTGGGTTGCCCTGCGCAGCTCCCACAACTCCTCATTGCTAGGTTCAGCCGGCGAACTGCTCTGCTCCACCTGGCGGCTCTGCTGAAGAGGCGGCGGCACCACTAAGTCCGGCAAATCCGAGAGGTAAATCACCTCACCCTTTCCTACGTAACGCCCGCTTACATTTTGAACCGCGATAGTCTCGAAAGAACCCATGCCTTCCTCAGCCGGCTGGCTTATTCCCTCGTCTTGGGTCCAATGGGTGAGGTTACTGACTTCGGCTTCCACACCCCCCAACCGGCTTTGCTGGGACTCGAGAACAGTCTGCAGCGCATGCAGCGATGTGTGCAGCACCCTGGCGCCAGTTTCAAGGACCGCCAAGCGGTCGTGAAGTGCCATGATGGCACGTTGGGATTCAGTCATTGGGGGAAAGCGCTACGGTTTGATCGTAAGCAATTAGTTGAGAAATCCGAGATTGAAGCAATCCCGTATAAAGGCCGTGCTTTGGATGGCTGGGGGCATCCCGGCCATCCTCCTTATACAGCCAATTTATGTAAGCCTGCGCCGTGCGCGACGGGCGCTTGTTTCGCCCTGCAAGCACTACAATCGCCGGTGTCGGCGCCGCTGCATCGGCCCGGCTGCCCCACCGCACTGGCCACGGTCGGCAGTCTCCCGCCAGCCAGTCATTCAGCCAGTGAACCGCCTCACCGACCACCAGCCCAGCGACGTAGACCACTGCGCAGGCGGCCGCCACACGGCAGGCCCAGCGGTGGAGATCAGCGCCGAGATCATGCGCCACGTAGGCGCGCGTAAAAGATGCTGGAGTCATGTTCAAATCCTGCGGCATGCTGCTGTATTGGTGGCGTAACTGATGCAGCTACGTTCCAAACGGGTTTCATCCGCTCCCGCGACTGCAAAAGCAGCCAGCAGCAAAAACACAAATGCCAATGTAGGCGTGACTCTAAGTTGCAGGTAATACCTATTCATGGGGATCAAGGGGGTGAAGGGTGGTCGGCGGGGTGTCCGCCGATGCACCAACAATACGCAGCGGATGGCTTACGCGCAAGGGGGGCAGTCGTAATCCGTTACGCGCCCTCCCGATTCGCCGCTTGCGGCACTGACCATCTCATGTACGCCGCATCAAAGGTCCTCTGCGTCGCCGCCTGCATCCTCCCCATTGCCTCCTCCTCCTCCTCCGCCGTCGGCTCCGGGATCGCCGGCAGCCGTCGCCACGGCACCGTTTCATTGCCAGTGTCCATCCAGATACTGCCGTCGTTGCAGCGCACGTAGGCCATGCCGACGCCGTCCTGGTCTCGCGTTGCACTCACCTCCATCGGGAACCGTGGCGGCAGGCTGGGATCTTGCAGAAATCGCATCATGGGGGCAGGAGGGGAGGGGAAGAGGGCAGGGAGGAGGCAGCAGCATTGGGCGGATCACGCGGCCCCGCCGCCGCCACGGCCCAATGCCCGGCACCCAACGCCTCCGCCACCGTCCACCCGCCACAGTCGCGGGGTGGTCGCGCCAGCTCCAGCGCATCAGGCCGCACCGTCAGCAGGTGCCCCAGGGCCCTGGCTCGATCGTCATTGCCGGCCGCGCCAGCCACCGCATGCGACCACGCCAGGTGGCCGATGAACCGACACCGCGCCGCCACCATGTCCGCAGCCGTCCAATGAACCTCTTCGAGCCCGTCAGGCCAGATCATCAGGTTGGCGGCGCCGTCCAGCTCGATGCCGTAGTTCTCGGCTACCAGCAGGTCGTAGCCCGCCAGCTGGTACCGCCACCAACTCGAAGGCCTCGCCTTCTCCTGGCTCACCTTCGATTTCGGGTCGATCACCAGCCACAGCCCCTCCACCCTGGCAACCAGGTCGGGTGTTCCTGAGTAGAACCCCATCCTCGAGAACATCGGCTGTTCACAGGCCAGCACCACCTCTACCCGCGGCAGGAATTCACGCCGCCAGGTGGCCAGCAGCATCAACGACTCGGCATGGACCGGCCGCGGCGCCGGCACGCCCAGCAGCTCGGCACGGATGAGCCGGTGGAGCTCGGTTCCGATGCTGGCGCGGCCGTCGCGGTGGAGCTCGGTGTAGAGGCGGGCTTCGTAGGGGCGCATGCCCTGCTTGTTGATCAGGGATCGCTCCCAGTTGGCCGAGGAGAACGCCTTCACGCCTGATTCGGACAGCACCTGCGAGCAGCTGGGCAGTTGCAGCCACTCGCCACGACACGCAGACCAGGCCCAGTACCGATGACTGAGCTCATCAAAGGCAAGGCCCTCCTGCGGGGACAGGAGGGCCAGGGCTGGGGTCATCACTGCCCCCAGCCGCCAGTTTGCCCCCAGCCGCTCTGCGGCGGAGCGGCGGCCGGTTGTGGAGCAGCGGCGGGTGCTGCTGCAGGGTATGCGGGCCCCGGGTTGTAGCCGGCGGGGGGCTGGCCAGCAGGGGCATAGCCAGCAGGGGGGTAGCCGGCGGGTGGCTGGCCTTGGGGGGCATAGCCGCCTGCAGCGGGCTGGCCCTGAGGTTGTGGCTGGCCCTGGGCCTGCGGCTGTGGGGCAGCGCCGAACGGTTGCGCTGCTGCTCCCCAGCCGCCGCCGCCCTGCTGCTGCGCCTTGCTGGCCTCGTACGTCGCCCGCTCGGTCGGGCTTTCGAATTGACCGTTGAGCACCGGCCCATTGTTTTCGCCGGTGCCGCGCCAAACCGATAGGCGCAGCCTGAAAAACTGCTCGCCGGTTCGCTCGTTCACCTCCATGCCCTGGCCATTGGCCATGAGCTGAGAGAGCTCCCACACCAGCTGAGCGGGGATCTCAACCGCGCCATTTAGGCACGGCGCCTGGGGATTTTGTGAAGCTTTTGCAGGCCAGAGGCAGACTCTCGCGGATTTCATGATCAGAAGTTGGCGTAAGGGTTGGAGTTGGGTTGGGGCTGTTGCTGCTGCGGAGCCGGCTGGCCCTGAGGTTGCGGCTGGCCCTGGAGCTGGCCCTGGGGGGCGTAGCCGGCGGGGGTCCATTGCTGGCCCTGCCCCTGCATCGGCGATGGCATCGCAGGCCCAGGCGCAGCCGGCTGGGCGGCCTGCATGGCCGCTGGCGCCTCCCAGCTACCGCCCGCAGTCGCCGGCGCATTCCATGGCGCCACCGCCGCCGCCGGCGCGTCCACCTCGTCATCCTGCGCGCAGATGCCTAGCAACAGCTGCAGGTTGATCCTCGGGGCGGTGGTGGCCGCCGCGGCGATGGCGCTGCTGCCGCCCGACAGGTTTACGATCGGAAAGGAGCTCTGACGCCAACCGCCTTTGTTAAGGTCGTGGAGGGTGGTAACAATTAAAAATCCGCCCTGAACCATGTCGATTGAGTTAGTCACTACCACCCCCTGCGTGAGCAGGGCGGAAACCGTGGCCTCATAAAGACCAGGGAGATTCAAATAGCCATGTTTCCTGCCCTTGATGTCGGCAGTTTCGTTTTTTGCCAACGACCCAAAATTAGGCCTTGCGAGAGAAATTGCCTTGTCCAGAGCGGCGAGCCGCTCAGGGTCTGGCCCGCAGGACGGTGGGAGGGGCCATTGATGCTGCCCCCCGGCTGCGGGCGCGGCCGCTGGTGCCGCCTGGGTAGCGAGTGCCGCTGATTGGGCGGCTGCTGCAGTTGTTGCCATGGGTTAGATCTGGAAATCAGAGTGAGCAGTAGTCCTGGTATCGCCTAGGCCTTTCCCATCAGGCCGCTGGTGGGGTGCATTCACAACCTGCTGCCACATCGTGTCAGCGACGGGCGGAACGGGGTAGCCGGAGTAGGGGGCGCAGACTACGGGGTAGGGGGCGGGGCAAGGGGCCTGCTGGGGGGCCTGCTGGGGGGCCTGCTGGAATGCCTGACCGGATTCGATCGCTGCCGTGTGGGCAACAAGCCAATCGACTTGCGCCATGACTAGGCACTCCTGGGCCTCCAGCAGAGCAGTCTCAGCCTGAAACCGTTCGAGCTGTGCAGCGTCGAGATCGTGGTGGGAGAATGGCGGAGCAGTGGGCGAAGCAGTGGGCGGAGGTGGAGCAGCCATCCATCGATTCATTGGGTCCTCAGGGTTCGGATGTCAAGGGTGGGGCGGCAGAACACTTCCTGCCGCGCGCATCCAGTAGCGCCAACTGCTCCCGCAAAATGTCGGAAATCAGCCAGTTTACTGAACGCCGCTCTGTTGCAGCCAGTTCCCGCAGCCGCGCATGCGTCTGCACAGGCAGCCGCAAAGAAATAACAAGACTTGGCTTGAGCGACTTGCACGCCTTGGCCTTGTTGCGCGATGCCATCGGGGAGGGCTGGACTACAACAGACTACATCCTAGCCCATCCACGAGCGCTGCAGCCGCTTCGTGGCCGCCAGTCGTTGCTCAGTGCTCAGCAGCATCCTGACCATCATCTGACCCTCAGCCCAGCCCGACGGCAACCGCAGCGACGGCGCTGCGCCCAGCAGGTGCAGTGTTTCATCCTCCAGTACATCCAAACAATCAAACCATCGACGTAGTCTGTCGTTCAGATAAGAAGTCCTCTCCACGACCCATAGCGCCTTTTGGGGATCTTTCGGATAGTCTCCGCGGCAAGCATAGAAAAAATCGTCCTTGGGTCGATCAGGGCGATTATAGAGACGCTTTTGGTAATACATTTCATAATGTCTGTTTAATTCGTCAATCTCCGCCCTACACCTCTCATTCAGCAGCCGCCGCGCCACGATCGGATGCGCGCGCGCCAGCTCGGCTGATGAGATCTCCACCAGTCGCGTTCCGTTCTCCTCCACCTCCACCGGCGGCAGCTCACCATCGGTCCGCACCTCTCCGGTCTCCTCATCCATCACCACCCGCAGCCGCTTGCGGGGCTGCTGTGGCTCTGCATTCAGCCGCCAATCCATGTCGGCATCCGGCGGCGGCAGCCGCTGCCAGTTATCCGTATGGTCAAGGATGATCGCGTGCGACTTCCCGTCCGCAGTCCGCAGCACCCGGCCGATCAGTTGCCGCCACAGCCGCAGGCTGCCGATCAGCCGCAACACTTGGAGCACCGTCGCCTCCGGTACGTCCAGCCCCTCATCCACCACCGCGCACGCCACCAGCACCGTCAACCGGCCCTGCCGGAACCGCTCGAAGATCCGCCGCCGCTCCTCCTTCGCGGTCTTCCCATCCACTGCCTCGGCACTGATGCCCGCCGCCCGGTAGAGCTCCGCCACCTTGTGCGCATGGGTCACGCTCACCGCCACGCAGATGGTGGGGAGTCGTTGCGGGTTGACAGCCAGCCAGTCGCGCACGATGTAACCATTGATCTCCACCACCCGCCCCTCGACCTCCGCCGAAACGAACTCTCCTCCCCTCTTCTTGACGCCTTTCGAGCTGATCCAATGCGGCGCCGCAAACAGCCGGTAGCGGCACAACTTCCCGTCGCGCATCAGCTCCGCCGCCTCTGGCCCATTCACCAGCACATCGAACACACCTTCATCGCCCAGGCCCTTCCCGTCGGGTCGCACCGGTGTGGCCGTCAACCCCGCCATGCGTGCCGGGGCCGCGGCTGTCATCACCCGCCGCCAGCTGGGGCTGGGAGCGTGATGACACTCGTCCGCCAGCACCGTGCAGCCGGACAGCGCTGCCAGCGCTGCCAGGCGGTGGTTGAGGGTCGGCACCATGCCCACGATCACCCGCCGATCCATCCGCGGACGGCTGCCAGCGATCGCCATCGCCACCACCACCGACGGGCCCAGGTGGCGCCGCAAGCTGGCGACGATCTGCCCCAGGATTTCCTCCCGATGGCACAGCACCAGCACCTGCTCGCCACGGGCCAGCGCCCGGCGCGTCAGCTCCGCCAGGATCACGGTTTTGCCTGCACCCGTCGGCGCCACCAGGCAGGGCCGCTGCCCGCGCAACATCGCCTCATCGCCCGCCGTCGCCAGGGCCGTTTGGTACGGACGCAGCTCGAACACAACACCTCGGCGACTCGCCGGATGCTAGCACTACAACAGACTACAAAATGCTAGGGTCCGGAGATCCGTCCCCCCCCCATGACCCTCCAGGCGGCACCCGTCACCGACATCGGGCCGGCAACCCGTTTCGACGTTGAAGCCGCCGGCCAGTTCATGGCCGCCCTCGGGGTCGCACCCACAGCCTGCCACTACCGCGCCATCCACTGGGATTCAAAGCACGAGCCAGCAGGTGAGAGAGCCGTTCATCTGGCGCCCACCTTCGGCCATCGCCGCGAGCAGCTCGAGCAGCTCCAGCGCCGCGGCTATCGCCTCTACTGGCTCCCCAACGGCGGGCCCAACGACAGCGACGTGGCCGCCTGCCAGTTTCTGTTCGTCGAGTGGGACAACCAAGACCTCGCCTGGCAGACCACTGCCTGGCAGACACTCGGCCTGCCCGAACCCACCGCACAGCTCGCCACCGGCGGGAAATCAGTTCACTGCTACTGGCGCCTGCGCGAACCAATCGACCCGGGCCGGTGGCGGGCGCTCACCGCCCGGCTCATCCGGTTTTGCGATTCGGACCCCACCTGCCGAAACCCGTCGCGCCTCATGCGCCTCGCCGGCAGCTCCTACATCTACCGCGACAAAGACGCCGCCGCCGATGGCACCAGCCTTGGCGGCCAGTACGGCCCCCACAGGGCCCGGCTCATCTCCTCCAACCCGGCCGCCATCTACGCCGCCGAGGAATTTGAAGCGGGCCTCCCCCAGCTGCCGCCGCCGCCACCGCCCGCTGCTCCCCCAGCTGCCCCCGCCCGCACCAGCAGCGCCAACGAGCCCCGCTCCTACGCCGAGCTGGAGCGCCTCGTGGCCGCCTACCCGACCATCCACGCCAACAACGGCCAGCGGGATGAAGCGCTGCGCCTGGTCTGCGGCCTCACCCGTTGCCTGGAGCTTATCGGCAAAGGCAAAGCGGACGCCATTGCCCTGGCCTCCCGCTATCACCCCCAGGCGGCCGATACGTTCGAGGGGGTGGAGCGCTGGGCGTTTGAGCAGTTCGACCCCGGCTCATTCATCGCCCAATGCAAGGCCGCCCGCGTCGATGTCAGTAGGCACGACGTGCCCAGGGCCACGCCGCCCAGCCCGCCCCTCAACGGCGAGCCGTTCATTCCCGCCGATCTGCCCGCCCCCCACTACCCAGGCAAGGCGGCCCCCGCCGGCGGGGACGCTGACGACGACGAGGATGCCGCTGCCGAGCTCGCCGCAGCGATTGCCGATCTGCGTGATCTCTCCGCCGCGGCCGAGCTGGCCACCGTCGCCAACGTCCTTCCCGCAGGCATCGCCAACACCGTCTCCAGCTACGCGACAGAGCAGCAGCTGCCGCCTCGCGGGTTCCTGCTGCCGATCCTCTGCACTGCCGCCTCGATGATCGGCAACCGCCTGCGCGTCGCAGCAGAGGCCGGCAACAACTGGACAGAACCCGCGATCATCTGGGGCATCAACATGACCGAGGCCGGCGCCGGCAAAACCCCCACCGCCGCGCCATGCGTCGAAAGTGCACTCACCCCATGGCAGGCGCGCGAACACCAGCGCCACGCAGAGGCCGTCACCAGCTGGAAAACAGGCCTCTCCGAGGCGCAACGCCTCGCCAAGGCGATGGCGTCCGAATCGGGTGGTGCAGGGGGGGATCCAGTGGCCGATTACCTGGCCGTGAATCCGCAGCCGCAGCTACGCCACCTCCTGATCTCCGATTCAACCATCGAGCAAAAGGAGATCATCCTGGCTGCTGGCGCCAGTCCGGGCCTTCTCAGCTATCACGACGAGCTCACCGGTTGGTTTCAGCAGCTCACCCGCTCCGCTCACCGCTCCGATCGCCCCAAATGGCTGGCCCTCTATGCCGGGTCCGCGCTGATCACCGATCGCGTTGGCCGCGATTCCGTTTTCGTGCCCAATCCTGCAGTTTCGCTGTTCGGCAACCTGCAGCCGGACATGCTCGCAGGCTTGTGGAAGGCCGACGCAGACGCCCACAATGGCTGCCCCGATGCTGATGGCCTCTGGAGCAGATTTTTCTGGTACGACCTCGGAGACTGGGATTACGACTACATCAGCAGCACCACCGACCTGGCCCCGGTGCTCGGCAACCTTTACCGCGCCATCGACGCCCTGGCGGCGCAGCTGCCGCCACGCACCAGCGACACCAACCGACCGCCCGTGGTCCCCCTCGCGGATGATGCCCTGGACACGTTCCGGGGTTGGATCCGCAGGCTGCAGGAGTTGCGGCGTGCCGCCACCGACGCCACCGATCGGCAGTATCTCAGCAAACAAAGGGGCCAGACGTTGCGCATCGCGCTGGTGCTCCACGCCATCCGCCAGGCGGCCGTAGGCCTCCCCCTCACCATCCCCATTCCCCTCTCCACCCTGCGCGATGCCATCGCCCTCGTCGCGCTGTTCGCCACCGAACGCCAGAAATTGCTCGCCCCCGTCCGCCACTCCACCGCCGGGGCGATCCAACGCCTCCTCGATCGCGGCAAGCTTTGGCGCCAGCAGCACGGCTGCCAGCCGGTCCCTCAAAAATGCGTCCGCAGTTGGTGCCTGCCGGCCCGCCAGTGCCCAGCGGCGGAGGTGCGCCGTTGGTTGCTCGAGGTGGTGGCCGCCACGCCTGGCTGTGGCACCGTCCGGGCCGTCGGGAAATCGGTCGAATGGATCCCGCCGGGGGATTGACGCCACATTGGCCGCGGCCTATGGTTAGCAGGCAGACATCGGGGTTTCTCCCTCGGTGAGTTCCCCGGTCGCTGCTCTGGCCTGATAAACGAGCGCAGCACCGGGGCTTTTTGTGAGAAAGGCTCTCCCTCGGGAGGGCCTTTCTTCATGGCATGAAACCGGCCGCGGCGCGCTGGCGCCAGCCGGGGCCGCATGCGGGCACACAGGAAAGCCCCCAGGCCGCAGGGCTCGGGGGCTTTCGCTTCGCAGGGGAAAGGCCGGGCGGCCCTGCCCCGCTGGCCTGGTCTATCCCGCCACTTCGGGCGGAGCAGAGCTCGCGGCATGGTGTGGCCGCTCATCGCCCCGCCGCCGCATGTGGGCCTCGACAATGGCCAGCAGAGTCTGGGGCACCTTCGGGTATTTCGGCACCCAACGCTTGGGATCCCAGCCGTTGCCGTCCCAGCGGGCGACTTGATCGAGCAGCTTCCGCTTCTGGCCTTGCTTGACGAACCAGACGAGGTTTGCATCAGTCGTGCCTGCTGGGTGGCGTTTGACCGTCCAGCGCGGGCCGAGGCTCCAATCGTGCGTGTTCTTGTGGATCAGTTCCATCTCGCCACCTCCTGCTTCTTGATCGAGACCCGAATAGAACCGATGCCGAGATCAAGCACCCAACTACGGAAGCTTGAAGAGATCGTTATGCCTAACTTGAATGCCCACCCACCTCCAAACCGACTCATCCCCTTCACTGATAGCGGGTTCCATCCATACTTCTCGCCTGCGCTTCCATCGACGCGGGCGGCCCAGTGATCGTCAACAAACTGCCAAGGCCAACCGTTCGCGGTGATCTTGATGCCGCGCCGCTCAAAGACAGTGCTCATCACGCCACCTCCTGCTGCGGGGTGGCCTTGCCCAGGATCTCCAGCCTGGTCACGGTGAGCGCTGCGGCTGGTGCCGCGGCGGCGGGCAGGGTGCAGATCACGCCGATCAGCTGGCCTTCGGTGACATGCTGCAGCTGCTCCAGCACCTCGGGCCGCGAGGCCTGCAGCCAGTAGTTGTCGGTGGCCAGGGTCTGTAGGCGGCGGATGGCGATCTTCAGCCGCACGGGGTCGGAGACGAGAACGATGCCGTGGGCGCGGCCCACGAGGGTAATGGATGAACGTGCTGAACGGGACATGGGGATGTGTGGGGAAGGGTGGTCGGGCAGGCCTCGGCGGGCCATGGTCAACGCCTGCGCCGGGTGGCGCGAGGCTTGCGCGGCGGCTCCGCCTTCATCTCCTGGACCACAGTCGCCCAGGCCTGCAGCCGATCAGGAGCCATGGCCTCGCCATCCTGCAGGGCGGCGAACTCGGCGTCCCACTCGCGGGCGAAGCCCTTGGCGCGATCCAGGCTGCCCATGCAGCTGCCCATGGCCATGCCAGTGTTGATGTGGGTGAAATTCCAAAGCCCTTGAATTTCTTCGAAATACGGCTCGTTGGTTTCGCCATGAAAACCAATCGGCTTATGAATGGCAATACCTTTGCCGGTCCATGCCGGAGTGATCGTTATTTGCTTCTCGCCGCAATTGCGAACTTGAAACTTTAGTGTAACGGGGCGGGGCATGAGAAAAACGGGATAGAGGGGGTAAAGTGCCGCTCAAGAGTCACGCAGTAGCGTGTACCGGTAAATTCCGGGGATAGCTAAATCAAGCTGGGATACACAAACAGTATCCATCCGGTAAAGGGCGGAAGCTAACGCCCTGTCGCCAGCAGACTCAGCTTGTCGGCGGGCATCGTAAGTGTCCATGGCAATCAGCCAGCCCACAATTTTGTCGCAGGCGTCACGCTTGATAATGCAAATCATTGATGTGTTGCAGTGGAATGATGCCGGGATCAGCTCCCGGCGGGCTGGAGAATGTCACATCCAGCCGTTTTCTTCGTATGGCGTGGCGGCTTCAAGGTATTCATCAGACTCCCAAAGAGCTTTAATCTTGTTTTCAATTTCAATCACGCCAGCTATAAACTCTGGGTATTTCTCGTTTTCCTCGTCATAGTACAGGGGGTTGTCTCTTTGTGCCTTGAGGGTGGCACGAAGTTCGTTTTCCTGGGCAAAAAGCGGATGGATGGCGGCGGACATGGCAGGTGCGTGGGGGGGGGTGAAGGGTGGGGAGGCGCTTGCCTCCCGATGCCCACATCGTAAGCCATGCGCTGCACAGCAGCGAGCAGCCGCGTAACACACTGTCATACACATTTGAGAACGCAACCGGGGCGGCCGGTCTCGTGGTTTTCCACAGGGTTTTTCACAGGCAGCACCAAGGGTTTTCCACAGGCCGCCGCCGGGCACCGCGAGCGCTTCGAGCGCAGCAGCGTCACCCAGGGAGCACGCAGCAGCCCGCCAGCGCCATCACCAGCCACGCCGCCAGCCCTCACGCCCGGCACACCAGCAGCAACAGCCAGGCCCCGCAGCAGGGCCCTCCGGCGGGCCAGGAACGCCCCGCGCCGCCCTCCGCCACCGCTGAGCCATCCATGGGCGCCCATGGCGCTCCTCGAGCTCCTGGGGCGCCCCTCCGCCGCGCCCCAGGCGGCTGGCGATCCTGCCCCGCCACTCTCAGCCCCACCACCCCCTGCGCACCAGCAACAGGCCCCCGCTGTCACGGCGGCCACCACCCACGGCGCCAGCAACAGGGCCGCCACAGGGCCGCAGCACGCCGCAGCACAGCCGTAGCGCAGCGGTAGCGCACCTTGTGCTACGGCGCTCCACGCTGGACAAACCCTGTCTGTGACTGCGGTTTGAGCTGGTGTAGGGGGGGGCGCACGGCACTGGCGTAGCGCATGGTGCGCTACTCGACTCCCGCTGCGCTGCAAGGCTTCTGGGCCGGTTGTAGCGCAATAGCGCGCTCCTATATAGATAAATACTTTTTTATATATATATTAGTACTAGTGTTCTCCTCTGGTGGCATGGATGCGCACACCTGCCCCATAGGTGCGCTATGCGCTAAAACCGCATCAGATCCCTGTCCCTGACTGGGTTCTTTCGTAGCCAGGCCCTGTGCTCCGCTGCGCTACGTGCGCTACTCCCCCCCCCCCCCACCGCCCGGTAGTACGCCCCTGGTACGGGGCCGAAGCGGTGGCGGGGGTCTCCGCTTCCAGCCTTTGTCGCAACGTGCGCATGGCGTGCCGCACCTCCCCCGCTTCGGCGGCAGGTGCGACGGCAGGTGCGCCGGCAGGCGCGGCACGGGGCAGCGGCAGCCCTCCGCCTGGTGCTCCCTCGGGGCCCTTCACCTGGTGCCCGGCGCCTCGCTGCTGCCGCTCAACGCACTACAACCGGCTACAGTCGTTGCCGCCTCCTGCCGTCCCCGTGGCCTCTGCGCTCGAACTGATCCGCGGCACGCCCGCGCCCCCCGCCCGCCCCGCAGCTCCGCCGATCCAGGCGGTCCCCACGGTGCCAATCGCGCCCTCGCGCAGCCCCGGCGCACCCATCACCCCCTGTCCGTTCACGTTCGGTCCCTGGCAGCCCCGCCCGGCGCCTCTCCATCCCCGCGAAGCGGCCTGCCTCGTGCATCACCATGGCCGGCCCGTCGCGTGGTGGCGACGCGAATGGGTGCCGCCCCTCCCACTCCCCAATTACTCCCCCCCCATCACCCTCGAACCTTTCGCGCAGGATGCCCTTTATTCGTTGGCCGGCGAGGTGATCGCTGTATCTCTCTGCCCGCAATCACTTCTCGAACATCTCGCCGCGTCTCTCTGATGGCCAATGCAAGCAAGCGCAAGGGCAGCGCTTTCGAGCTGCTGGTACAGCGGTACCTTGCGGAGCGCCTGGATTGCGAGCGCATTCCGGCCGGCGCCACGATCGACCGCGGCGACCTTTGGACCCGTGCGTGCCTGGTTCAATGCAAGAACTGCCGCACATTGCGCCTCGGCGAGTGGCTGCGTGAAACCCTCCAGCAGCAGCAGGACGCCCGCAAGCCACTGCATGCCCTGGTGGTCAAGCGCCCCCGCACCACCGCGCCTGAGGATCAGATCGTTGTGATGACTCTGGGGCAGCTGCGGGAGCTGCTGGGCATGTATCACTCATGACCCTGGCCACTGTGAACAACTGCAACACGCCAATAGCAGCGGATGGCTGACGGGGCTAGCTTCCATCCGTCACCCGACACCCCCCCATGGCCCCCACTCCCCTCGAGGCGCTTCAGCAGCTGCGCCTCCTCTACCGCAATGCCCACCACATCTCCACCGCACCTGTCGATGACTACTCGGTCATCGCCTGGTGTTCACCTCCTACCCTGAACATCTGGGCCACACATCAGATCAGGTCTCGCAACTGGTCATTCGAGGCCGTCCAGGCTGTGGTTCACGACGCCCGCCGCCTGGTGCGCCGCGCCATCCTCGCGCCGCTCGAAGAGAACGTCCTTCCCGCCCCCGTCGCGCTTGCCGTCCCCGTCGCGCTGGGCACCACCCCGTGACCCGTCCGGTCTTCCCGTTCCGCGTCATGGCCTGCCGCCACGACGCCCCGCACCAGATCCTCGATTGCCTGGCCTCCTCAGCCGCCGCGGCCCTGCTGATCGGCCGCACCGCATTCCCCGGTGCGCTCGTCAGCGCCACACCGCACCCGGTTTGTGTGCTCTACTGGGCATGAACTCAGTCGCATGAGCTCCGAGCCCCGGTTCACGCCGGGGCTTCTTCATGCCCGCCCTACCCTGCAGGCAGCCCCATCCCGCTGCAGTCATGGCGAACCGCTTCACCGGTGGCGTCAGCCTCCAGGTCGGTACCTCCGGCCTTGCCCCCATGCTGGCCCTCACGGATCCGCGGCTCCTTCACAAGGCTCAGGCCAACGCGCTGCGCGCCGCTGGCCGCACAGCTCGAACACAGATCCCCAAGGCCATCGCAGAGCGCTACACCATCTCGAGCAGCCGCGCCAAGCAGGACATCAGCCAGCCATACATCTCGGGCGATGCCGCAATCCTGCGCCTTTCCCGTCAGCCTCCCACCGCGCTGCAGTACAGGTTCAAGCCGGGCCGTCGCGGTGGCCCACAGCCTGGCCAGGGGCTCGGTCAGGGTTGGGGCCGGCCTCAGCCGCCCGGTCGGCCCGCCACCATGCAGGTGTTCAAGCAGCGCCCTGCCGCACAATTGCCCGGAGCATTCCTTGCGCCCAACGGATTGCCGATGCTTCGCCTACGTCGAGATCATGGACCTGGCGCGCTCACTGTGCTCCATGGGCCGTCAATCGGGCAGATCTACACGGGTCGGTCCGTCTTCGCCCGTGAGCTGCGGAAGACCAGCGAGGCCGCGATTTCTGCTTCATTCGTGAAGTCGTTTGAGAAGACGATCGCAGATGCCGCAAGGGGTTACGGCAGCCGCTGAGAAATTCACGGGTCCTCTCACGATATATCTAGTGCCGGGCCATGTGCAGCCCATTTTCTTTGTTGATAACGGTTCTCAATAAGGTGAGACGGCTTTGCCTGGGGCATCGGCCGGCCGCCCCCTCGCTCTGCCCCCTCACCAGCCTTTAAGTTTCACCAGCAGGGGCGGCCCGGCCCAGTCGTAGCAGCGGGTTTCGGCCGTGTCTCACGGGGCTGTCTCACGGCCTAGGATGCTTTCCGGTGAGACAGTCTGGCCCTGCATGGCTCGAATCACGTTGACGGAGGCACAGCGACAGCTGGGCCTGTCAACGCGCGCGACGCTGCACCGGAAAGTGCGAAGCGGGGAGCTGCGCAGCTGGGCGGGCGACCGCGGGCAGATCCTGGTAGAGAGCGATGGGCTCGAGAATGTGTGGCGGGCGATCGTCACGGTTCAGGCGAAGGTGCCGAAGGCGCCCCCTGCCCCTCCTGCGGCGCCAGCTCCGCCCGCGCCCCCGCCTGTGCCGGTGGCCGCCCCTGCCGATCCGCCCGCCGATCCGCCTCTGCCACCGGCTGAGCCAGCGCCTGCGGTTGCGGCCGCGCCGGCCCCTGCTCCCCTTGCCCCTCCCGCCGCCCCCCTTGCCGCTGTTGAGAATGAGAAGCGTTCTCAACAAGCGACCCGGGGAGCGCGCGCTGCTCGGCGGAAGGCTGCGCCCCCGGCGCCTCCGGCGCCCCAGGTGCTTGTGGCCCATGGCCAGCCGGCGCCTGATGCCGGCGCCGCCCTCCCCTCGCCCCCCCCGCCGGCCGCGGCTGCTCCATCTGCTCCAGCTCCCCCGCCTCCTGCTGCCGCCCCTACTCCCACACCATCTCCCGCTCCACCACCCAAGCAACGGCGGCGCCCACCGGCGGGGCCTGGCGCCGCTCGGCCGCCTGAGCTCCGGTATGGGATCGACGAGGCGCCGGACATCGGGGAAGAGCGTGCGTGGGCGGAGTATGAGAAGCGTGAGCACGAGCACGAGAAACGGAAACTGACGGCGCTGGCGAGGATGAGAGAAGAAGGGTTGCTGGTTTACAGAGAAGATGTAGAAGCTGCGCAGAATGCAGTTAACATGCAGATTATGAGCAGAGCAGAAGCGCTGCCGAAACAGATAAAGCTAGACATTCCGCACCTCACGCTAAAAGAAATGGAAGCGATAGAGAAGCGAGTGATGGACATATTTGAGGCCGTGGCCGATCACGACTTCGAGGAGTTGCCGGATGATTGAGCGGAGCCGCCGGGCGATTGCACGCCGCTTAGCTGAAAAGCTAAAACCTCGCCCGCGAATTACAGGGCTTGAGTATGCAGAGCAATACGGATACGTGACGGGCGGAGCTGAAAGCCGGGGCAAGTGGCATACAAGGCCGTATCAACGTGACTGGTTTTTGGCTGTAACAGACCCGATGGTTGAATGCTTGGTGTGCCAGAAGCCGGCTCGTGTGGGGTGGTCTGAATTTGTAAAGATTGGATTCGTTCAATTCTTCTGCCACTGGCGGCCGTCAAAAATAATGCTTGTCCAGCCGACGGATGATGAAGTAAAGAAATACAGCAGGGAAGACATAGATCCTCTTTTTGATCCTGTCGACGGTGCGCCATGCTTGCGTGGATTGCTTAGCAACAGAAAGTCAAAGACGACTCATGCAAACACCTATAATTTTAAGCAGCTTTCTAACGGCGCACTAATTGACATCAGAAACGCAGCGACTCCCAAAAGCATGCGGCGAGTAGAGCGCGGCGTGATCGGCATTGAGGAGCCAGCAGCTTTCGATAAAATCAAGGAAGGAGACGCAATCGATCTCATTCTAAAGCGCGCGGGAACTATCAATAATCCGTTTTTCACGATTGGCGGAACACCGGTAGAGCCAAATGATTACATGGATCAATCCTTTAAGAAAGGAGATCAGCAGTACAGGTATTATCCGTGCCCGCATTGCAGGACGTATCAGCAGCTGGCGTGGGATCGGTTCATCAAGGAAGGTCCTGACGCGGGGAAGGTCGAGTGCATCGGCTGCGACCAGCTGATTGAGTACCGCCACCTAAGGCGGATGGATGATGAAGCGGGCTGGGCGTGTCCGCTGGGCCTGGACCGCAGTCGACAGATTCTGCGCGATGGGATGCCGGTGTGGCGCTCGCAGCAGGTAGGAGTGGGGGCGTCGTACCACCGTGATGCGGCATGGACTGAGATTGTGCAGCGCTATGCAAACGCGCTGGCTCAACTGAAGATGGGCAACCCAGACCCTATGCAGACGTTCCACAACACAGATCTTGGTGTGCCGTGGGAGGACAGCATTACATCAAAACTGACGGCAGAAGGCCTCTCGTTGCGTCGTCAGGACACGGGAGCAGGCAATGGGTACCTGGCTGGCACGGTGCCGAATGGGGTGTTGATGGTGACTGCTGGCGCGGACGTGCAGGGCGGCGGGGAGACAGAGGATCAACGACTTGTCGTCAGTTTCTGGGGCTGGGGCCATGGTGAGGAAGCCTGGCATCTGGGCCATTTCGAGATTGACGGCGACCCGCAGCAAGCGGCAACGCTGGATCAGTTAGATGAGCTGGCGGCGCATCAATGGGTGAGGGAGGATGGGAGGGTGCTGCGGATGGCGCTGGGCGGCATCGACGACGGCGGCCTGTCGACGCATGAGGTGAGGAACTGGTGCCGCACGAGGGCGTCAACGTGGGCGCCGATGAAAGGCAACGGCCGGAGCAAGGCGAAGGAGCTGGTAAGTCGTGGCACGATGGTTGACATCAATTGGCGGGGGCAGCTCATAAAGCGCGGGGTAAAGATTTACATTGTGGATTATGACGAGAGTGTGACGCTGCTGAGGAACCGCCTGCGGGTGGAGCAGCCCGGCCCCAGGTACCTGCACTTTGGCGAGGCGGCAAGTGATCAGTTTTTGGCGGAGCTGTTCCCATGGAAGCGCCGGCCGCAGCGCGATAGCAGGGGTCAGACCACCTACCGATGGACCCTGCCGCGGGGTGAGCACGACGAGGGCGGCGACTGCACGCGGATGGCCTATGCCGCGCTGCAGGTGATGGCGAGGCGTTACACGCGCGGCACGATGTGGGATCAGCTGGAGCGATCCCTGGGGGGCGGCACGCAGGCGGAGGCGGCGCTGCCCCTCGCCAGTGCCGGTGGCGGCTCCGGCAGCCGGGCCAGCGGCGGGTTGTTTTCTGGCCTCTCACACTTCACCCGCTAAGGTGGCGGCATGAGTATCACCCTGCAGATCGCGCAACAGCGCCTCACCCAGTACCTCGACGCGGAGGCGGCGGTGCTGAGCGGGCAGGAGTATCGGATTTCGGATCGATCGCTGAAGCGGGCGGACTTGGGGGAAATCCGAAAGGGGATCGAGTACTGGGCCGCGAAGGTAGGCGATCTGGGCGCTGCAGCTGGCGTGGGCGGCGCTGGGGGGCGCCGATCGATTGTTCCCCGGCCGTTGTGGTGATGGGGAAGTCGAAGCGGCGGCTGAGGGAGAAGGCGCTGGCACTGGCGGCTGAGGCCAGCCGGACCAGCGCGCTCACTGGCACCAGCCAGATGGCGCAGCAGCTGCGGTTCAGCTCGTGGCGGCCGAGCTCGTTTGATGCCGACACTGCCGCGGCCTACGAGCTGGAGGATGAGCGGACATTTTCGCGCGACCTGGTGCGAACGGCGCCGGTTGCGACGGGGGCGATTCAGACCCGGGCCAGTAAGATCATCGGCACCGGCCTGACGTTGCAGAGCCGGATCAACGCGGAAGAGTTGGGGTTGAGTGAAGACGAGGCGTCAGCGTGGCAATCAAAAACCGAGAAAAGGTTCCACATGTGGGCCCGCTCGACACTTGCGGATGTAACGCGAAAGCAGAATTTTTATCAGATGCAGGATCTGCTACTGCGATCTCATGACGAAAGCGGAGACGTGTTTTCGTTGTTGGTGAACAAGCCGCGGCAGGGGTGGCCGTTTCGGCTGGCGGTGCAGGTGGTGGAGGCCGACCGGGTGTGCAACCCGAATGGGCAGATGGATACTGCAACGCTGGTTTCGGGCGTGGACATGGCGGCGGATGGCGAGCCGCTGGCAATTCACCTAGCGAAGTACCACCCAGGGAATCTAAAGCGAAGTGTGGCGAATGAGTGGAAGCAAATTTCATTTTATGCGCCATCGGGCCGAAGGAATGTGCTGCATTTGATGAAGATGCGGCGGCCGGGGCAGACGCGGGGCCGGCCCTGCCTGGCGCCGATCATCGCGACGGTGAAGCAACTCACCCGCTACTCAGATGCAGAGGTGGATGCTGCGGTGAACAGTGCCGCACTGGCGCTGTTCGCCATGATGGATGGCGCCGCTTTCGATTTGGTTTACAACGACGAAGCGAAGCAATCGTATATCAATGCAGCGGCTGAGTACGACGGCGGATTGAACAGCGGCAAAACGGTGCGGCTGCTGCCTGGCGAGAGCATCACGGCGCCGACGCCGGGGCGCCCCAATCCGCAGTTTGAGGGCTTCTTTGGGGCGATGCTTAACCTTGTGAGCATGGGCCTCAACCTGCCGAAGGAGGTGCTCAGCAAAGCATTTAATGCTAGCTATTCGGCAAGCCGTGCGGCGCTGCTTGACGCTTGGCATACGTGGAAGAATGAAAGGGAATGGTTTACCTCGAACTGGAGCCAGCCGGTCTATGAGGAGTGGCTGGCGGATTCAATTGCGCTGGGCATCATCGATGCGCCGGGGTTTTTCTCGGACCCGTTCGTGCGGGAGGCGTGGTGCGGCTCGAACTGGTGCGGCGATGGGCCCGGCGCCCTGAACCCACTGCACGAGGGGCAGGCGGCGAAGCTGCGGATCGAGACCGGCATCACGACGCTGGCCGAGGAAACGGTGGCCTACGACGGGGGCGACTGGGAGGAGAAGACCGCGCAGCGGGCCAGGGAGGCGGCGGCGCGGCGCGCGGCGGGCTTGGAGATGGAGGCGCCGGCGGGCGGCGGCGCGGCACCAACTGGCGAGATCTCGGACGCGCCGGCATCGCAGGGGAGGCCTGAGCAGGACGACCCGGAGGATGATCCGGACGAGGGCGATGAAGAAGACGACCTGACGGCTACCCTAACGCCATGACTGTTCTCGACATTCTCAACGCCCCATGGGCGATTGTCCCCCACCGCCTGGAGCAGATCCACGGGATCTACGAGGGGTGGTCCCGTGGCGAGTCGGTGGATGTGGCGGCGGTGGAGGCGAGGATCGGCCGGCCGCTGGTGAATGACCCGCAGGGTTACACGGTGCAGGATGGAGCGGCGCTGATCCCGCTGCGGGGCGTGATGGCGCCGCGAATGAACATGATGACCGAGATCAGCGGCGGCACCAGCACCGAGCTGTTTGCCAGGGATGTGCGGGCGGCACTGGAGGATTCATCGGTGAGGTCCCTTGTGATCATGGCCGACACGCCAGGCGGCGCGGTGGCCGGCACGCAGCGGGCGGCGGCGGCGGTGATGGGAGCCCGTGGCGTCAAGCCGATCGCAACCTACGTCGAGGGCCTGATGGCGAGCGCGGGGGTGTGGGTCGGGACTGCGGCGGATTTCGTGATGCTGGAATCTCCCACCAGCCAGGTGGGCTCGGTGGGGGTGGTGGCGACCCATCTCGATGTGAGCAAGGCGGAGGAGGCGATGGGGCGGAAGACAACGGAGATCGTGGCGGGCACCTACAAGCGAGCGGCCAGCCAGTACGGGCCGCTGACGGAGCTGGGGCGCCAGGTGCTTCAGCAGGAGGTGGACTATCTGTATGGGCTGTTTGTGGGTGATGTGGCGGCTCAGCGTGGCGTGAGTGTTGAGCAGGTGCTGGCGAACATGGCGGATGGGCGGATGTTCATTGGCCAACAGGCGGTAGATGCTGGGCTAGTGGACGGCATTGCTACACTCGAGGAGACCATCTCTATGCTCAACGATCGCGCGGCTTCCAGCCGTGCGGTGATCACTGTCCCGGCCGTCGCATCCATGGACTCTCCCCCCTCCCCTGCCATGATTCCCATGACTCCCACTGCGGAGGCGGCTGCCTGGGCCGCTGATCATCCTGAGGCTGCCGCGATCCTGCGAGCCGAGGGCGCCGCTGCTGAATGCGAGCGGGTCGCCGCCGTTCGCTCGATGGCGTTACCAGGCCATGAAGCGCTGATCGAGCAGCTGGCCACCGATGGCCGTACCACCGGCTCCAAAGCCGCGATGCTGGTGAATGCCGCCGAGCGGCAGCGGATCGCTGCCTCCAAGAGCCAGCGCATGGGCGATGCACTGGAGCCAGTGACGTTCGCGCCTGCACCGACTGGTGCCGAGGCGCCGACGGCCGGGGGCCCGGCTTTTGATGGCGTGTTCAATGGCGCGATGGACGCTGCTGCGGTGGATGCCGCGGCCCGTGCATATCAGGCCGAGCATCCTGGCGTCAGCTATGTTGACGCAATCAAAGCCATTTCCGGGGGGGCCTGATCATGGCAGCAGCTGCTACCACCATCTTCGCCATTGCGGTGAAGGCAACTGCCGCGATTACACAGAATCGCGGAATCAATCTGGCTGGCGCGGTTCCCGCCGCGAATGGCCCCGGTTACATCGCCATGACTGGCGGGGCTATCGGCGATCTGGTGACCGTCAACATGGTGGGCACCACGGTAGCCGAGGCCGGCGCTGCCATCCCTGCGCGCGGCACTTCGTTGTCGTTTGATGCTTCCGGCCGGTTGATCACCTCAACCACCGGCACGGTTGTTGCTCGCAGCGTCGGCACTGCCGCCGCTGCTGGTGATCAGATCGAAGTTTCCATTATCCCGAACTGAGGCCGACCCATGCCGCAGCAGACACTTTCTCAAGCGCGGGCCGGCATCAATCCGGTCCTGACCAACATTGCCCAGGGCATTCGTCAGAATGACCTGATTGGCTACACCTTGTTCCCTCGCGTCGACGTAGGGCAGCGTGCTGGCAAAGTGATCTCCTTCAATAAGGAGCACTTCATGCAGTATGCGGACCTGGCGCGTTCGCCTGGCTCGGCTACCAAGCGGGTGCAGGTTGGCTACTCCGGTGCTGACTTCAACCTGGTGGATTACAGCATCGAGGGTTCGTTGCCGATCGAGCTCCGTCAGGAGCAGATGAGCCCCGCCAAGGGCTTCACGATCGATGGCGCTCAGCTGGCGCTGATGGCCGCCAACGACATTCTGGACCTTCGCCTAGAGATCGCCCAGGCGACGCTGGCTCAAGACCCGAACCAGTACGACGCCACCAACAAGACCACGCTGTCAGGCACCAGCCAATGGTCGGACTACAGCGGCACCTCGAACCCGTTCAGGGTGATCGAGACCGCGAAGGAAGCGATTCGCACTCAGACGGGCAAGCGTCCCAACGTGATGGTTATTGGCGCCACGGTGCTGGCCAGTTTGAAGTATCACCCAACGGTGATCAATCGAATGGTGCCGACGGGCCGTGATGTTCCGACCAACGCGGACCTGGCCCAGTTCTTTGGGCTGGAATCTGTGGTGTCGGGTGACGCCATCGTCTCAAACGATGCCGGCGTGATGTCCGATGTCTGGGGCAAGCACGCGATTCTGGCTTACACCAAGACCGGCACACTGGCCAACCGTGGTGAGCCCACTTTTGGCTACACTTATAATTTGCAGGGTTATCCGGCTGCTGAGGATGCCTACTACGGCAACAATGAAAAAACCTGGTACTTCCCATACTCCAGCTCTGAAGCACCGGTGATCGCCTCCAAGGCGGCGGGTTATCTGATCCAAAACGCGGTGGCCTGATCATGGCAGTTCACTACACCGTGATCAGCCCCCTCGAGCACGACGGGCAGCGCTACGAAGTGGGGCAGGAGGTCTCCTTGCTGGAGGCCGTCGGCGCCGCCCTGGTGCAGGCTGGCGTGCTGGAGCAGGGGGCACCACCTGCTGCAGAGACCCGCAAGGCGAAGGCCGCTGATGCCGATTCCGTTCGTTGAAGATCAGTCAATTTTTCTGGCTGATTTTGGCGTGCCCGTTGTCGCCAATGGCGTCAGCGGGCTTGGCATTTATGACGCGCCTGGGCAGTACGTGGGCGCTGATGGGCTGATGATGCTGACCGACCCGACGGTGCGGTGCCTGATGTCATTGGTGGCGGGCCTGCAGTACGGCGACACGATCACGGTTGACGGCCGCTCGTACAGTGTGCGTGAGAACCGGCCCCTGTTTGATGGGGTGTGGAATCAGGTGTTTCTGACCGGGCCGATCACCACTGACTCTAACCGAATCACAACGCTTTCAGGGTTGCACCTTGTTACACAGGATGGCCGGTACCTCATTACGCTCTGATCATGCCTGAAATCACCATCACGGGGCTGCCCAATGCGTCCGCATTGACGGGAGCGGAACGAGTGCCGATGGATCAGGGCGGCACAACCGTAGATGCGACCACGGCGGACATTGCGGCCACCCTGCCGGATGCGACACCGACCACAGCGGGGAAGTTGTCGGCGACGGATAAGGCGCGGCTGAATCAGCTGGCGGAGAATGGCTCGCCCACCTTCGCGGGGCTGACGATCAGCGGCCTGCCCGCCAACCGGCTGGTGTTCACCGGCACTGGCGGGGTGTTCTCCGGGCTGAGCCTGGGCTCGGGCCTAT